TCAATCCCCAATTCCTTCTGACTATCCAATTTACAATATGTAAAGAAAGTGCAGTTTCTTCTACACTTCCTCCGTTGGTTAGTATATCAAATGTTCTTCCCACCGCATTCATTATGTCATCTCCAGGACTCAGCCCGTCTAGTTCTGCCCCAATAGAAATAAAGTACCTAGCTTTCGGCACTATCACTTCTCCCTGTCCTACTAAGACTTGTAAGACTTCCCCTATCGAACTAATGAAAGTTTTAATTGGACTTGGTGACTGAGAGAAAGCTCTCCAAGAAAAAAACAGCACTGCTAATACAAATCTTAATACTTCTGAATTCATCACTGTTTTTGATATAATCACTTCTCCATCTCTATCTCTTACTACTAAATTATAATCTCCTGATGTTGTAAGACCTTCATCTTTAATCCGTATTTCTTTTTTCTTCCCCATATTTTTCTTCTTTCGTTCTCTTCTCTTTTGAGACTTGGTTTTTTCTACATCTACTTTTATGTCCTCATTCTCGCCTGAACTTTGTTTATCAGACATCATATCCTTAATCTTAATTTCCTTATCCCTCAGTGACAGGGATTTTATCTCTACTTTCTCCACATTCTTTTCTAATGTTGACAGATACATTTTTGTCATCATTATCCAATCTCTGATATTAACTCCTGATTTTATTTCTCCCCTGATCAATTTAGGGAAAAATCTATCATTTTTCAAATTTAGCATAGTAATATGATCATCTGAGTGAGTAGACGAAAATATCATATTGTTTATACCATAATCGCTTAAGATCATTATTGTCACTTGATGTATAAGAGAAGACATCAAAGAAGCAGTTTTGTTTATGGCTCCTAATATAAATCCATTTACCCTTCTTAATGATATGTTGTTATCTATGGCTTTTTCGAAAGAGTGCCTCTCTTTCTTGAAAAATTTATCTATTTCCAATTGATGAGGTATTATACCTTGAAGTATCTCATATGATTTTCCGGTTTTATCCTTTTTTATAATTGCATCACCCTCTTTATTTAAAAGTTTATGTAATATAGGTGGCATTAAGATCCGCCTATTCCTCAATTGGAATAAACACATCTGACACAAGTCAAATTCTTCTTTCGTGATAAGTTTTAGCTTATAGAAAGACCATATCATTACAAATATAGATTCTAAAAGATAAGTATCCCCAAACTTTGTAGCATCTTGAGTTACAGTAAATGAATCAGTGTTTTCTATCTTTTCAGTCCTCATATCATTTTCTAATTTTATGTACTTGTTAGCACCAGGTTTAAGCATTATATCTTCATCGGTTAATTCTAAAAACCTTTCAAATATAGATTCCATGCATTTGTTAGCAAGCAAGGTATTTAAACTCTGTAGAAAAAAATATCTTCTAGGTTTATCCTTTTGATCTTTTAATTTTTGAAGTGTAATACCTCCTTCTGGTGAATAGTCTGTAGTAGAGATGTATGCTTCAACCAACCTTACGGGACTGTCATCGAACCCGTCGTTCCCATCATAAAGGCAATTACCCGGATCTTTCCGTTTCTTTCGAACATCTGTCCCTTCTAATAATGCAGCTACATTCAGTGGTATAGAGGCTATACCGTAAAGTTCTTCCGTTTCGCTTTTCATTTCTTGTTTTTTTCTTTCTATATTACTTTTCCTTTCCCCTCCTTTCATATTCATTCTTATCCCTTTTCTTAAAAACCTCCTTTATTTTGTCTATCGTGTTGTTAAATTCTTCTT